ACTGAATGGAACGGCTATGTATGCACGAATCCGCAACGAAATTACCAAAAAAGACCCATCAAAAGAATGTTTTACGGCACACCCGACAACATTCTTGAATCAAGATAGATTCTTGGCGGTTGATTCAATGCGTAAGGAATTACTGGGTTTAATCGGTAATACGCCAATGGCGATTGCCACTGTAACAGGATTTTAAGAGGTGGAAATATGTATGGTTCAAAATATGCAGCAAGAAATTACCCATACTGGAAAGACAGAAAATGCGAACTTTGCGGAAAAAACGTATGCAATTCAGTATTTGAATTTGAGATAAGTTGGTTCCGTGGGGAGGACATTTGTGTTGGTGTATGCAAAGATTGCGAACACAAAATAGAACAAATTAAAAAACTTGCAAAATCAAAAATAGAAAAGGATTAAAAATGTCAACAAGGGCAAATATAGTATTACAAGAAACAGGTTATACACTTTGGTTATACCATCATTGCGACGGTTACCCGTCTTATCTTGGTTGGAAACTTATGCAAATAATGGAAAAACATAAAAACGACGATATTTTTGATATAGCAAATACAATGTTTAAGGACAAAGAGGACGATGGTTTTGAAATAACCAAAGGGCAACACGGGGACATTGAATACTTGTATCTGATAAATATAGAAAAACACGAACTAACTTGTTTTAGACCAGACGAAACAGTTTTGAAACGTGTAAAATACAATGACGATACAGATATTCAAGAATGGTATAATTTTTGCAACAAAAAGGATTAAAAATGGAAAATGCACCTGATTTAGTAATGACAAACCCAACAGCAGGATTGGACAGTCAACAATTATTATCGTTCGTTCAACGTATTGAAAAACTGAACGAGGACAAAGCAGCCATCGAAGCCGATTTGAAAGAGGTTTTAGACGAAGCAAAGTCAGCAGGGTTCGATAAAAAATACGTCAAAGAGATTGTTAAATTGCGTAAATTGGATTCGGACGAATTGGACGAACAGGACGAACTAATGGCTATGTATAGACGTGCGGCAGGTTTATAATGCGTAAAACTCATAGGGTTGTTTTTGAATTTATGGTCCCTGACAGGTTAGAACCTGTCGTGAGTATAAAATATATGACAACCCGTGAGTTTAATAGATTCATAAAAGGAAAAACAAATGAATGAATTTATGATTATTCGTTGTCCGTTAGACAAAATGGGACTTGAAGCGGAAGTCCGTATTGAGGGACGCAAACCAATTTCTTATGATATAAAACCGCGTGATATGAAAGTTGCCAAAAGAATACAAAAAATAATCGACAAAGAAGTCAAAAAAAGTATTCTAAAACAATTTAGAGAATATAAGAAATATGGAAAATTTGAAACCTGGGTAAATGGACTGGGCGACTGTATTATATATGCAGAGTGTCCTAAATGTCCGTATCAAACCTATGTTGTAAGGTATAAAGACGGAACAACAGAAATTCGTTGTTCAAATTGTCATAAAATATTAAAATACACACGAAAGCAAAATGACGACTGATAATAATCTTTTGTTAAAAAAACGAATCGCACGCTTGCGTCATACGCAAACATTGTATGACAAGCATTGGGATTTAATGTTTGACAAAGATGGAAACCAGACGCAATTACGATTACACTTGAATAAAATCCTGGCAAAGATTGCTCGTGGCGAATTGAGTTATGATTATTTGGCTGGATTAAATCAGGAAATTAAACTTGCCCAACAAGCCCTTATAAAAGAAAACCGCCTGAAAAAATTACGCAAAAAGAAACCCAGCACAAAAAAACTTGGCAGTATTGAAAAACAGCAAGCGGCTTTATTGCGTGGTGTCAAAAAAATGCAAGAATCAGGGACAGTTTGGCGTAATCCTATATTTTGGAAATATCTAAATGCAATCGGTATGCGTCCGCACCAATTACATAAATTGTATAGGAAAGCATTACCGAAATACTAACCCAGAAAGGAAAGAAAGGAGGAAACATTGAAAATAAAAAATCTGCGTTATGGTATATTTTATAGACCCATAGATACACCGATGGGAAAGCAAGGTTGGTGTGGCGATATACATTATGACGAATTTACGCCACACAGAAATAATAAGAACAGCAATCGGGACAACCGCCACGTTATCGCTGCAAACTGGACCCATCGTGAATTACACTTTGGTCCGTGTGATAACGAATCGGAATTGAAAGAGATTTACCAGCCAGAAGTCGAAAGATTGCAAGAGATAGAAAAAAATCCAGTTTATGAAAAATAACGCTTGACTATTGTAAAAGTGTATGTTATCATAAGCATACATAAGAGGTAAAATATGAACCAGTTACAAACGTATGACGATATGGACCAGACAAGCCCAACAGATAGAATCCGTGCTGCTGCACCTGCATTCTTTGTTGACGCTATGAAAAAATATCTGGCTCGTAATTCGATTCGGACAACCGCACCAGAGTTCGCGTTTTATTGTGCGTGCACCTGGGACGAACAAAAAGATTGGTTATCAGCAGACAATATAAATGACGTGCTGCGTGAAATTGTTTGCGATTTACCATTCCCACGCTTGCCAGCCGATACCGACTGGGTAAGACCACGTGGCGAATATTATGCAGAAAAACGCAGACAAGAACAGGAACTGGAATATCAAAAGCGTAAAGCACTTGAAAAGCCACGTTCTAAACCAACACCAGAACAGATTGAACGTGTAGAAAAGATTTTACACGGGTCAATTAAAACACTAACATTAAAATAAGGGGTAATGTTATGAAAACAGAAAACAAACATTTTTGGGACATAAAACAACACTATTACGGGGACGCAGGAACGTTCGATATACAAACCAATCCTGAATGGTTGGCTTTGCGTCGTGGTAAATTTACAGCGTCAGAGGCAGCCGATATGTTGTCCAGTTCACGCAGCAAAGACGAAGTCCTGGGTAAGACAGCCAAGGCAGTATGTCGTCGTGTATTGACAGACAGATTCACAAGTTTTGAACGTCCAGCAGACAAAGACGCCTGGGCATTAAAAGATTCGGTTGCACGTGGATTACAGTTAGAACCACACGCACGCGAATTATACGAACAGCAAACAGGATTCAAGGTAAAACAATGTGGATTTGTGGAACATTGCAGCGGTTGGTTTGGTTTTTCGCCAGATGGAATTGTTGAGGACGAAAATCTTGGTATTGAAATCAAATGCCCTGAACCAGACAATGCACAACGTCTGATTGACGAGGTTGGCGACCCAGACCACTTAAAACAAATTGCGTTTGCAATGTGGGTTGATGGTCTTGATTGTTATGATTATGTTGTGTATTCGCCTGAATTGTGTCAAGGTTTAGGTATGGACGACCAGGTATTTATTTATAGTTTTTCAAAAGACGAATTACAGGAATATATCGACGAAATCGACAAACGTGCACCGATATTACTGGAATACATAAATAAATCCGTGTTGAACCTTAAAAAGATTGGTAAAAAACGCCAATTTATACACGCACGCAGCAAGTAATAATAACGGAGGGACAAATGCTTCAATTTATATTATTACTTGTATTTGCTGTTTTCTTGTTGTTTTTGGTGGCTTATGTGGAAGCCAAAGCATACGAGGAATATGTGGAACAATGCAAATCAAACCATCAAACACCTATGTCGTATGAACGATGGTCTTGGGAAAGAGGACAAAAAAAATGATTGAACGCAGAAAACAATTTGGAAGCACTTTGCATAATGTCAGCAAAAAACGATTGGCAGAAATGCAAAATGGAACCTATAAACCAAAGAAACCAAAACCGATTCGCAAAGTATCGTCAAAGATGGCGAAGCGTGTCAAAGATTATAGGGAGGTTGCGTTTAGAACCTGGGGGGAACGCTGTTTTATTTGTGGACGCCCTGCACCACGCACAGAACTTGACGTGCACCACCCGTTCTTGCGTGGCAATGGCGATAACGTGGTTATTCCATTGTGTAAAAAAGATTGTGGTTGCGGTGCCCATAATCACACAGGCAACGATAAAAGATTACTGGAAATCAACAAAGTAATTTATAACAAACTGTATATGATGGGACAGGCATACGTATTCAATAACGAATCCAAGCGTTTATATGGTGTTGATTACCCAACATATTACAAACAAAGAACGATGGTTGAAATAGCGAAAAAAGTATCAAAGCCATTATCAAAAGTATTGTCAGACGCTTATTTAGATATGGCTAACTATGGCAATGCTAAAATCACAGAAAAGGATTTGAAATGAAAACATTACTGATAATTTTAATAATTTTAATTCTGTTTATTTTATGCCACGGTATTAAAATAACCATCAGAATCGACGACGAACCAGAAAAAAAGGACAACAAATGAAACAAAAAACATACGAGGGCTGGGGAATTGCAAATATGCTTGACGTGTGCAAGCGATTCGGTTTGACACGATTCAATAGCGATTTGCACCTGAAAAACCCGAAAGATTTGGACACGCAATGGCGTATAACAACAAAGAGGTTAGATTATGTCAAAAGATAATCCTATGACAAAAGACGAATATATCAGACACCTTGAATCTGAAATTCAGTGTTTGAAATATCAGGTGTTAAAAAAAGAAAATGATAACTTGTTGCTTTTGTTAGAACAATCGAACGTATCACGTGATAAATTGCAAAAGAAATTACAAATTGCAAAAGACGCTTTGAGATTATTTTGTGGCGAAACGGTGTCTTATCATAGTTCAAGCAAGGTGGACGCCAGACACGCACGTAAAGCACTGGCACAAATAGAGGACTAATTATGGAACAGTTATACAAAGAAACCGCCATTGTGTCTGAAAATATGCAAAAATACGGTGGAAGTTTTGCAAGTCGTCTTGGTGCTGCTTTGCAATACGCAGATATAAATAACATAATAAAAATCAAAAACACGTGGTCTGATTTATGGGACACGTATTTGAATTGGGGCAATAACGATGGAAAATAAAACTAAATATTTGACGGTTTTGGACCAGTTATTCAAAGTTGCCGAATCAAACAATATAACCAAGCGACAGATTGGTATTGTATTATACGGTAAAAACTGGCGAAATATTTATAAAATCAAAGGCGAGGACGCTAAAATTGCAGCACGCAATCGTAAAATCGAACACGCAATTCAAGCAATCTTGGAGGGGGAAAATGCCTAATTTGAGTTTAGAACAAAAATTGGAACAAAGAGAGGATTTTATCAACGACGTTTATGCTTTGCTTAAAAATAGTAATAGCAAAGCGGCAGTTGTTGAAGTATTATTACATAGAACCGAATGTCAAATAAACGCACAAAAGTTGGGGGTAATATGACAATACCTAAAATAAATATTGACGACTTTGAATACTGGTGTTTAATACATAAAAAGATACCAAATATAATGAATGCACCATTTGATATTTGGCTATCTTGTATCAACGAATATTGTGAAATATATTACAAAAGATAAGGGAGGAAAAATTGAAAATACTTTGTTTTTTAGGATTCCATCATTGGAAAAAAATTGAATCAGAATCATACGGAACACATACTGTTATATTACGGTGTGAACGCTGCAAATCTGAAATACGGTTTGAATATACGGACGCTGGTGCACAACATATCAGCGGTCAAGTATCTTGGATTAAACCACGAACCAGCAAACAAAAAGCAGCGGTCCGTAAGTATTTCAAGGCAATACTGAAAAAACACAAGATTCTTGAAATGGCTGGATTACCAAAGCGTGATAAAAACGGTTTTTCTTATTCGCTGGGAAACAGAAAACAAAGACGGGCAACCGCCAGAAGTTATAACCGATACAAACGGAGTATCAAAAATGTTTAATTTTTGGGTTGGGTTTTGTTTTGGGTTGCTTGGGTATCGTTTGTGGCACCTGGGCGATATTGCAGAACAAGAAAGGAAAAAGGATTTGTGATGGCACGACCAAGATTATCAGACGAGGAAAGAGAAAAACGCAGGGCTGCGTCAATCGCCAGATACACGTTAAAAAAGGGTCATATTCCAGGTGCGGTTGGAAAACCACCTGCCAACATTGACCGTCAAAAAGAAGTTGTGGCTGGGAACCTATTTGTGAAAGAAAGCCCACGACGTGTCAAAATGCCGTTATTACCAACGAATCCAACACCACAGGATTTGAAAGAGTTTATTCTTGCATTGGCAGAGGAAGCCGCGCGTTCTGGGAGTGCACCAGCAATGATTGCAGCAGCCAATACATTACAAAAAGAGATTGACCGATTCGAACGAACAAATCCACCGAAAGCGGAACCGCCTAAACCGCGTCCACGTATTCCAGTGGAAGTCGAAATCGAAAAAGTCAAGTGTCCACACTGTGGCAAAGAATTTGAAGTATAACCAAAAACAAAAGGACTAAAAATGGCTAAAAATTATGCAATAGGCAGACATTTATCGACCTGGTGGAACGAGGGTCAAGATGGCAAACAAGGGTATCGTAACGTTGTTATCAGACGCAGATACAAAGACAAGTCAGGTTTGGACGCAGAGGAAAAGATTACTTTGTTTGTATCTGAATTTTTGGAATTGTGTGCTGAAATGGAAGCAATGAAAAACAAAATCTTATTGCTGCCACGTGAAATTGTTAAAAAAGAGGACAACACGCCAGAACCAAATATGCAGGTTGTGGACGTGAACGATTTATCAGATATTCCATTTTGACCTAAAACAAAGGAAAGGAAATGCCAATTACAAACGTTTTATCAGTCAATGATATTATGGCGGACTGTCCAGAGAAATTGCTGCGGTATGTGCCTTGGCTATTGAATGGATTGGAAGCACGTAAAAAAGCACGTGCACGCGGTGTTGACCCAGATAATATGCCACCGTTGCCTATACTGGCAATCAAAGGTTGGCGTTTTTCTGGGAAATCCCAGTTTGGCGTTCGGTTTCAAGTGGGTGCAATTCTTGATGGTTGGGCAACGTCTGGTATGATTGCTGCAATTACGTCCGATGGTGCAAAAGATACAATGCAGTTGTTGGACAAGGTTTTAGAGGAAGCCGAGGAACCGACACAGTTCCAGCGTCAATCAGACCACCCGATTCGTATTTTATCGCAAGGCGAACCTATTTATATCGAATACCTGAATAAAGTCGATTCCAAAGCACGTCAAACGTCCGCTGATATGCTTATGATTGAGGAATTGGAAAAGTGGAACGAAACCGCAGGTAAAGCGTCGTTATTGACAATGATTCGACACTTTGACTGTATTATCGCATTATCAAATGATTTTCCACGCTGGGTTAAAAAACTATTCGAATCGTTTGGTGCTGTATTTATCGAAGTTACATATATGGACAATAAGAAGTTGGAAAAGTCCATCAAAGACGGTTTGGAACGTCAACGTATCGAGGACCCCG